TAGCCAATAAGAATGTCTTATAGCTTTTTTATACTCCAAAAGCTCAGGGTACTCATAAGGCAATATATTTTCCCTAAATTGGAAAATATTCTTACCTAATTCTTTGTCATTTTGTGTCATTTTTTTTGATAATTTTTTAAAAGTTAATAATAATTTTTTTACAGGGTAAAAAAGGGGTTGCAAAAGTATAAATAAATTATTTAATTGGTAAATATATTTTTATAAGCATTGTTGATTAAATACTTTTCACAATTAGGGATTTTAAGCAAAAAATCCAACTCATATCTATAACAAATTCTCTCTTCTTCAGATGAAGTAGAAAAGAAATTAGAGTTGTAGAAAAATAAATGTGCTGATTCGTGAACAATAGCTGATGCTATATTATTTAAGCTACCTCCGCTTACATCATAAGTGGAAAGTATAATAGTGTTATCACCCTCTATGGAGGAGAATTTTAGATTTGAAAATCCAATGTTTTTACAGTGCTTTAATAAAAGATTGTATTTATGGGAATCGTATTTCTTAACTAAGATTAAGGCAGAATCCACTCTGTTTTTCCAATTAGGACCAACATCAGCAATTTTTATTTGACCAAAAGAAGATGTAGTAAAAATTAATAGGAAAATAAATAATTTCATGTTGCAAAAATACAACAATTTTTTTATTAAGGCATCTTTTTTATAATTTTTTCTAGAGCTTTTTTTATAGAAGTTGAGACAGTCATTTTAGAAAAAGGAATTCCATCTGTAAGTTCTAACATAACTGCATGAATCTCAGACTCTGACTCCCCATATTCTTCATATTTCTTTCCTTTATATTTTAATTGAATGCCAATTTCTGTCGTTTGAACAGATTCTTCTATACCCATAATCCTTAAACTTTTTTTAGGAAGACCAAAATAAAATATATCAATGAATATTTGTTCTCCACTATCTGACAGACAAAACTTAGAAGAAAGCATATCTTCTGCCATTTGTTTCACCCCAAATTTTACATCTCTATTTCCTAATTCTTTTATCTCAACAGAGGACTTAATCTCTTGAATTTTTACACATTGTGAGTAGGAAAGAAAAGGAATTGCTAATAGTAATAATAAAAATCTCATAGTTAATAAGTTATTTGCCCTCTATATCCAGGGGCTATTAAATAATAGTTTGCATTTGTAGTTCCTGAAACAGGAGAGTTAATTGTAATAGAATTTAATCCAGGAATAGTGGCTCTTAAATCTGTAGTTCCTGTATTTAAAGAAGAATATTGTGTTGTACTAAATAACCTAGATGCAGTCATTGTAACCCAATTACTAACAATCCCTGTTCTTCTTAAATTAATATAGTATTGGTCAGATATAGTTATTCTACCGTCTCCATTTACATCATACATATTCCAATGTAAACTTCTTCTAGGAGTTCTGCCTAATATAACATTTGAGACATTTTGCATATCTGTTAAAGATAAAGTTGTTACAGGAGTGGGGGCATTTATTTGAATATACCATTCTGTAGCAGGGTTACTTGTCTCATTAATAGTGTATCTACCTGTTGCATCTGTGTATATTGTTTTATGTAATACCCAAGAAGTAAAAGTTACAATATAATCAAATTCAATTACATAAGGAAGAGCTATACCATTAGGTAAGTCGTTCCATCTACCTCCTCCAACGAATTGAACATAATCTTCATTCCCTGCGTTATTAGGTTCTCCAGGATTCCAAGAAGAATATGAGTAGGGTTCTCCTGTAACCCATCTCCATTGTCCCTCTACTACTTCATCTGTTAATCCTATCCATCCTGAAGGCCATAATCCAAATAGAAAGTTATTTTCTGCAGCACTTGTCACTGTTACTAAATATCCCCCCATATTTGCACAAGCTTGTCTTGCATCTGTCCAAAACGCATTTCCTGTAGATCTATAATAAGAGTGTCCGTTATAGTTTTGTTGAGATGTAAATCCTGTTAATGTAGGAGTGGTTCTTTTATATATTTGTATTGGAACATTTATTGCTCCTGTACCATTAGAGTTATAAATAAATCCTGAATAGGTAAAGTTTTGCCCTATAGCTATATTACAAATAAAAAATAATATAATTATAATTCTCATAATAATAATCTTGTGCCGAAAGTTATAGTGTTATTTAATGCACTTTGCCCCACTTGCCAAGCCCCTCCAATATTTATGTTTACTTTAAATCTTTTTGTCACTCCCACATTTACCCCCACACTAGGAAGCATTACAAAGGGAGATTTCATAAGTACATCGTTATAATAACTTACATAAGGAGAATATACAATTAAGTTTGTAAACTTAACATCTAGTCTTTTATGTAGTTTTAAATCATACATTCCCCCTGTTATAATAGCTGTACCTATAAAACCCTCTTTAAACACTTTCCCCATAGATAATGTTCCCATATATATGAGTTTCAGTTTTTTTATTTTTTTAAAAGTTTTCATTTGACCAAAGGCTACCGTGGAATAGGCACTTCCTCCTCCCTCTAAAGAGATTGTTACAGTGCCAGAAGCTATTGTTATATTAGAAGGATTTATCCAAGCATAGAACCCTGTTATATTTGGCCCCGCCTGTGCAGATGTGTAATCAAATAATATTCCTGATGAGCACGCCCCATCCCATCTCATAGAAGTGTAACCTCCTGTCCCTTTAACTCCTAAAGGTTTCTCAGAATCTTTAAAGCTAAATCCTACAAAATCAGATGAAGCTACAATAGCGGGTTTCCCCCCTTCTTTACTTCCAGGTTTATTGGCTTTGCCTCCTCCACCACTAGACCCTCCTGCTCCTCTCACAGAGTTGGTACCTCCTGCTGAAATATTTGTGCTACCTCCAGAAGCTTCTTCAGATGAAGATCCTCCCCCACTAGTTGTATACCCCTCGCTACTTGTCCCCCCACTTTCTCCACTACTTACAGAACTACCCCCTGTCCCTGTAACGGAAGTCCCTCCCTCTACAGAGACTCCTGATTCTGATGATATAGAAGGTCCTTCTCCTATTGAACTAGGAGTTATAGAAGAAACTAAACTTTCTGTCATTCCCGTAGTGGCAGATCCAACAGTTTCTGCAATGTTTGATATAGAGTTTATAATTCCTACAGTGTTAAGCACTTGTCCTTGTCCAATATTCATAACTGTGGGAGTACCAATAGCCTCTCCACAAGGTGAACTGTTTTTAAATTTATTGAATAAATTATCTGACCATGTTTGAAACGCACCTGAAACAAAATCATAGTATGTGAAATTTTCTGTGTTTCCATAATAGGAAACTTTTGTACTCCCATTAATGGGGACACTAATAGTTTTAGCTACTTGTGTACAAGGGTCAGTATATTGATAGGAATAGGTTTGAGAGTAAACAAAAGTGTTTACATTTAATAAGAGTAATAAAGCTATTAGTTTATTTCTTAAAGACACCTTTTTTAATTAATCTCGTTATAACCCTAGATGCTGCGGTTTCAAGAGATTTCTTGGTGGTGATTCCTATAGTGGATTGATTAAATTTAATATCATCAACATCTGCAAGGATGGAAGATTTTTTAACAGTATTAGCTTCTCCTAATCCTGAACCCACTATGATTTCTCCTGTAGTAGCATCTACAAATTTACATTGCAATCCCAACCTAGTTGTTTGAGTTGCCTCTGCTTTGCCATTCATTTTTACCACTTCATCTTCTGATACAGAAAAATCATATACTTCAATATAAACAAAGTAGTTAGCTAATAATACATTACCAAACACTTCCATCTTATTTGAAGAGATTCCTTTTCTAGATGCTTTATCCTGAGAAATCATTTTATTTTTAATCTCTGCTTTATCTTCAGTGATTACAAAACGGTTTGTATTTAAGAAATATTCAGTGACAATGTTGGTTACACCAAGCCCCACTTTCTTTTCTTTAAGTTCAGGATAAGATTCGTATAATTCTTCATTAAACCCTATTTTAAGAATAGAAATAGGAATTTGCAATGTATCATCATAATCTGATACAACTGCCAAACTCTGTTTCTTTTCAAAATCAGCTACATAAGCTTCTGTTTTAATAGAACCTATTTGAGAGAAAGCAAAAAGAGGTAAAAAGATTAGACTACCAAGGACTTTCATCTTCCGCTTTTTCTTTTTTAGCGGGCTTCTCTACAACTCTTTCTTTAATGATTGTAGTAGGAGCTGCACTTTGCTTTTGTTGATTAGTGTTTTCAATATTCACTACAATTGGTGCCACAGGAGATGCTGTTTCAGTTTTAGCTTCTTCCTTGTGCTCAGTTTCTCCCCCAAACAAATGTGTAGAAGCCCACACACCTGCTGCTGTAACTAATGTACCTATTGCTCCAATAATAGTTTTTTTCAAACTATCCATAGAACCATCATTTTGAATTTCTTCTGACATAATATTTATTTTTATTGCTTAATAATTTTTGATACTAATACTCCTTTATTATTTAGGAGTAATTTTGCTGTATAAACTCCTGCTGATAAGTTTCCTAAATCTGCTCTATAAGTGAATTGCCCCTTAGCAATAAATTCGTCTAACACTTTAATACGCAAACTTCCCAACATATCATATACCGCCAATGTGGCATTTGTGCTTTCTTCTACATTAAAAACAATATCTATAATTCCAGTTGTAGGATTTGGATAAACTTCCATAGTGTTAGCATCTATAATTCTACCAATATTAGTGGGAGACATTTTTCTAACTTGTATAATATTATGACTAGGAGTTATAGATAAATCTTTTGAGGTAAAGTTTCCTGCAAATTTATTAGAGGTGAATAGGGGACTCACACCCCAATCTGCTTGTGGTTTCAAAGCTATAAATTGGAAAGTGATTATTTCATCTCCATTTTTTAAAGCATTGTTATTAGTGGTAGGATCATAGCCTCCCCAAGATATTTCTCCTTCATTAGGGTTCACATAAGTAATCCATTTTTGAGCATTTGCACTTGAATAGATTCCTTTGAAAGATAATAAGCTACTATCATATTTCAATCCAAATTGCAAAGCTAATACACTAACACTATCTGACTTTAAACTTACAGGAATGCTAACCATATTTCCTTCGTTAACATTTAACTTAGGAATAGTTAATTCAATATTATTTGTTGGGAAGTCATATTCCACTCTAGTGTCAATAACTCTATGAGTTTGTGGGTCTAAGTCTTGCGGACCATTTATAAGTATTTCCGTTGGAGTTGTTCTAGCCATATTGTATCCCGTAGAGTTGGCATCTCCAGGAACCACTACATAATATGTAACCGAGTCAGGTTGTCCTGGTAATATATCAAAGTAAAAATTAGTTACACCTGAAATAGTTGATGTATAGTTTGTTGTAGGCGTTCCTGTAATTGTAGCATATTCTGCTGCTGTAAAGAATTTAATATCTTTTACATTATTAGACCAACTTGTTATTCTTCCTGCCACTCTTCCAAATACTCCAAAAGCATCCGCCACTGTAATATTAGAGTTTCCATTTACATCTGCTGTATAAAAATCAAATGCTTTAGGGGTACCAACTCCTAACACCCATTGGTTAATCATTTGAGCGTCTGTTGTAGATACTACATTACCTACACCCATTGTATCTCCTTTAACAGCCAATCTAACATCCCAGAATGTTGTATCTAATATTTCTGAGAATGAGAATTTACCTGATGTATTAGTTTTATAAGAATTTACTTGAGTCCAAGTTGACCCTGACTTAGGTTTTTTCTCTAAAGATAAAGTTAAATTTTTAGCTCCAGTTCCATTCACATTTGCGAATGTACCTTTGAAGCTAAGTTTCGGTCTTTTGAATTCTCCATTATAACTGTATAGTCCTAAAGTTGTGTCCATTCCTGCTTGTGTAGAAGCATATTGTGGAAAGGTAGATACTCCTGAAAATTTCAAAGAGTCTATAAAAGTTAAATTATTAAAAATAGATGGAGCAGCATGTGTAAGAGTAAGTTCAAAAGTCTCTCCATTAGCAAGGGAATAAGCACTACTATTACCTGTATAAATTAATGTAATAGTTGAAAATCCATTTACAGAATCCGTTACATATTGTAAATCAAGATTGGTTGTACTTCCCACTAAGCTAACCACTGAGTTTTTAAAAGCAACTTTGTCATAAAAAACTCTGAATTGCACACCTGTTACTTTTGTAGTGGTGGTATTTTTTAATGTAACTCTTGCTTTTGTAAATCCTTGTGTAGTTGTTCCTACATTATAAGTGGTGTCAATTAATGCCCATATTCCGCTGGAAGGTGCTGCTGGACCTGTCTGTCCATAAATATTTATACAAGCTAACAAGCTTATAATCAATAGTTTAAATGTTTTCATTTTATAGATTTGTAATTTACAAGCTACAAAAATATAAAAAAATTTTAATTTTATTTGAGATTTTTATAATTAATAAGTTCGTCTGTATTAATATTTGTATATAAAATTGTAGGACTGTTTTTATTCACTTTGCATTTATAAAATATATCTTGGTGGGTTATGAATTGGTTAGTATTAAAGGGCCTTGTAATAATATGTGCCCCATTAGGTGTAGGTATCTCTGCTATAATATTTTTACCTCCAGGTTCACAATCATTAATTACCTTTTGAATTTTAATAATATCAGTATCAGATACCTCTTTAAAATCTATATCTATTATCCAATGCTCAAAATTAGATTTTAAGTTGCCGATAGATTCCTCAATTAATAAAGAGTAGTTTAATTCTTGCTTCTCTAATTTTTTAGACAAGGTTTCTATTATTTTATATCCTAGTTTTTCTTTAGAATAAGAGCCTAGTTTAATATATACACTAGCATCTAAATAATCAGCAATACGTTTCATTTCATCGTAATTAGCCATTAAATTTTGTAAACTATCTACCATGTAATGCTTAATTACTTTATTATTAGAGTTTTGTATGACAAGTATTTCATAAAAACTACTATTTTGAAATACTAATAAAGGAATTATTTTTTTTAAATTGTCTTTCATGTTAAATAAGAGTTAAAATGTATGAAGATATTTTATATCCTGTAAAGGCACCTAATGCTGAAGGATAGGGAAATACCACTAATTTGCCTAAATCTGTAACGTATTTTGGCCTATTAATAATTTTGCTTAAAAATGTATAATAAACTATATAAGACCCCAAGACAGCAATATCAGATTTAGTAGAGACAAATACTATTATTATAGATCCTAGAAAGCCCCAAATAAAGTTATCTCTAACTCCTTCCCATATTTCCTGTCTTGTAGCGTCTTTGTATTCTTTTACAATCCTATTTAGTGATTGTTTTTTTCTCATTTTTAGGAGTTTTGGGTTTAACCACTGGTTTTGTTTTAACCTCATCTAAAGCGGTCTGAAGTTTATCCAAATCTTTTAAGGTTTCTTCTAAAAATGTAACTGATTCTAGTAGATATTCTTTGAAGTCTTTTTCAATTCTTCTATATTCTTTTAGTAGAATGTAAATTGTCACCATCCCTAGTATGTTAGTGGCCAATAATATGTATTCAAGTGTGGTCATAATAAATAATTTTAATTTTATGCAAATATACTGGTTTTTTAATAAACAATGGTGATTAATTTTTTTAGCTTTGAAATTTTATTTAGTTTATTAAAATCCTGTGCTGCCAAATCCCCCATCTCCTCTTTCAGTTGTAGGTAATTCATCCACTTCTTCAAATTCTATTTTAGGGTAAGGCATGATTATCAATTGCCCTATTCTTTCTCCCACCTCATACATTGATTTTGCTTTTTCGTTTCCATTAGGCATTTTCATAGTAGGCTTGAACTTGAATTTTATTTCTCCAACGTATTGCGAATCTATAACTCCTACGGAATTTGTCAATGATTGTGTCACCTTGCAAATACTACTTCTTGGGAATATAAGCCCAACGTGTCCTTCTGGGATTTTTATAGCTAAGTCTGTTCCATACTCGTAATTTCCGAACTCATCAATAGTTAAGCTTGTAGCGGTTAAATCCATTCCTGCGTCTCCTGGCTTTCCGTAAGCGGGAGTCACCGCAATTTCACTCAATTTTTTTATTTTTACTATCATTTTTATTAATTTTTATTTGTTAAAATAACCTTGTCTCTTGAAAATTTTTCTTTTATAACTTCCTTTAAAGGCTCTACTCCTAAATCTTTGATAACATCGGAAGGATCTGTTTGTGCCCAATAAGAAGGGTTGTTGATATATTTCAATCTATTATCAATCTCTAGGGTTAATAGTCTTGAAAATCTCTTGCCCGCTTCGTCATTGTTGAGATATACGAAAACATGGTCAAACTTGCTAAATAGTTCTTCAATTATAGGAAGTAGTATTTTGTAGCTATTTTCTGATGGCAAATTAAATGCATCATATCCTAAAGAATCTAAGCACATAGTATCCTTTAAAGAAGAAGTGATAAAGCATACATTTGTTTTATACTCAAGTTGTGGGTAGCCCTCTAGCACTGCTTTAATTGTTCTCCACTTTTGCATAGGAATACCTAGTGGATTATATACTTTAAAAAGCTGATTATTTTGGTAGTATCCGAATATAGGATTATATTCACCACTAGAATAGTTTAGTACTCCGTTTCGTAAAACAAACTTTACAGGGCATACATCATATTTTTTTAATGTAGCTTCTGTAATACCAAATTTTTTCCAGTAATCAATATCTTCCTTTGCAAAGAAGTTTTTCTTTATTACAGAATAATTTATCTTCTCCGCTACTTGTTGAGTGTATTTATCTTTATTTACAGAAGAAGAAAGGGGTGTTACTGCCACCCCTTTGTTTTCTCCTGAAAAACCTCCCTTCACTCTATCCGTGTACTTTAAATCATAATTTATTTTTGTAATAGCTTCTTTATTTGTTAAGTTATACTTTTGCGATACAAAAGAAATACAGTCAGAATGTGTAGGATGATGTGCCCAATCTATAAATAAAATCTTATCATTGATAACTTTAAAATAGCATTTAGGGCTTTTATCATGCCTTAGCGGATTACTATAAGTACCCTTACTTTCCCAACTTCCAAAGTAATTTCTCCATATATCGCTCTGTTGATCTAAAGTGAACATAATTATTGATTAAAATGGAAGTTCGTCATCAAAACTATTGTTACTTGCTGCGGAAGTATTTTCCTCTGTTACTAATTCATTTGGGTCAAATTCTTGGAAGTTAGATGTGATTGGAGCAATATTCTTTTTAAATGCAGAATACTCTCCTTTTAGAGCATTAATGATTTTATCAAAGCTTTTAATCCCAGGATAGTCTTTTATGAAAGCTTTGGTATAAATATCCATATCATAATATGTCTTGCCATTACTTTCACTTGAACGAATACCTACATAAACTTTGATTCCTCTTCCTTCTTCAAATAACGGATTTATGTCAGAATAATCTTGCTTAAACAATTTCTCTAATGGAAGAAAAATACTTGGAATATCTCCATCTTTCAGAGTGTATTTTGACAACTCAGTTTCCCAGTTTTTCAAGATTATGAAAAAGTCCACTACGGCATCTTCTCCCACCATTGCTTTTCTTTGGTTGTCTCCATAATACCACACTTTGTTTTTATTCATAACAGCAGGGTCTTCATTATAAGAAGTAAGCCCTTGTCCATTAATGTATTTTTGCTTTCCACTTTTTGAAATATCGTGTCTAGCTTCAAGCCAAAATGTAATCTTTGTTTTTGTGTTTTCGGCTTGAGGAAGAGTTCCCCAAATATCAAGCTTTAACACTCTCACTTGTTTACCATCTATATCTTTTGTAGTTAGATATTCAGGTTCTTTTTCCAAATCTTTTCCTAAGAATGAGGCTAGGGCAGCTTTGTTAGGGTTAATCATACTAGGAATAAAAGTAGATACTCCGTAGAATAGTTTTCTGGTTCCTGAACCAGATGACGTTTTGACATTGTTGTTCATGTTTAAAAAAATTAAAAATTAAAAATATTGTTTGTGTGTTATTAAATAAAAATCTTGTCCCAATGAGTCTCTAGCTTATCATCATTTATAAGTTCTGAGATTTCAAACTCCTTGTTTCTAAGGTGCTTACATCTTGTGCCCCCTACAATTTCTTCAGAGTGGATAAATGAAAGCATATTTACATTTGGTTTTTCTGTATTTCTATACATGTAACCAATTGCATCTACTCTTAGAGCAAGTAAATCTTTCAACTTACCTTCAAGATTCAGCTCTTTAATTGTTTGTCCTGAAGTAGAGATTGATTTATCCGAAACGTGTCCTACAATAATCAACGTATCACAGAATCTTGTAAAGAATTCCATAATTTTGAATAAGGCTTCTCGTTTATAGACTTGACCTTTTCCATACTCTAGTCTATCAATATCAAAGTCAGCAGCTTCTGATTTACCTGTATCTTTGTTATAGGTTCTCACTGCTAATTGATTCAATAGTTTCTCTTTCAAAGAAGTCACCGTATCAAGGGTAATAAACTTGTAATGAGGGGTTTCTTTGTGGAAAAGTTTAGCTAATTCATCAAACTGTTGCAGGGAATCTATGTTAATCCTCATGGATTCATAGAAATCTGCTCCGTGCTCGAAGTTAATAATCAGGTTATCCTCCAACTCACTGAGTGCGTGGGTTTTCCCTGTCTTTTTCTGGCTAAAAATAACCATAGTTCTTGGATTGACTACTGAAGGGGCAATCTTCCCTGTTGGCAATGTTAAATTACTCATCTTTTAAAATTTGTTGTTTATAGGTTAATAATTGGTTTAAATTTTGGGTGTCATCATTTTTTGGCATACTGAAAAAACTAAAGCCTTTAGGGTTGAAAAACAAAGGTTCTGCAACTCCTGTTCTACCGAATCGGTTTTTACAAATATGAATAGTTCTAAAGCATTCTTCAAAGCCATCTACTCTATCAGAAGCTAAAATCGGATACTTATAGTAATTTGTCATTTTGTGCTTATAAGGAGAAAATAATCCTAAGATAACTTGGTAAGATCTTGCTACCTTTATATTATCTCCTAATTTCTGAGGCTCAGGCTCAAGCTTACCTGCTTTATAGTGGTTTAGGTCTCCTGCTGCCATTTGTTGCTGTTGTACACAACATACATGCCATTTCCAATGCTTTGTAACTTGCTTTCTCATATAAGTATTCACAAGTCTATCTATACATCCTGACAAATCAAGCGACATTCCTAATTCATTTTTTTCTAATTCCAAAATGTTTACGTTATCTATAACCACTGCCACTATTTCATTAGGGTCGTTTTGAGTGTAATGACTGTAAATATTAATCACTTTACCCCCACTCAATTGTTTTTCTTTATAATGGTGCTCACCAATTTCTTTTGAATACTCTTGACAAGTTTTATAAATACCTGTAGCATGGCCAGTTTGGTCGTCAAATTTGGTGAAAGATTTTACAGTGTCGAAATACCTTTGAACAGGATCTGATTTTATCATAGCAATTACTTCTTCCGAAACAGGCTCTATCCTGCTTAATAATTCATCTTGTGTACAATGTTTATTGAAATATTTAGAGATGGCATATTGTAGTACACTAATATCAAATTCTTCCTCAGACTCTTCTAATCCAAACCATATACATTTATATTTAAAAGACTTAAACGCAGGGTCATCTAAAATATAATCAGCAACACTAAATAAATATAAGTACTTGGCCAAAGAAGTTTTACCTACAGAGGTTTCAGCAGTAACACACACAAGTGCCCCTGGAAATATACCACTAAAGGCTTTTCTTGTTCCGTTGAATGGCATAGGAATACTATTAATATGTCCTTGTATTAATGAATCCCTGCTCTCTTCTATTACTTTTAAAATATCCATTAAAATATGAGTTTATCTTGGTCACTAAATATTCCTTCTTTCATTTCATTAATAGTATCTAACAATAAGCTGCCTCCCTCTTTCTCAATAAAATATTGAGCATCCAATGTATAACGAATATCGTCAGCATTTTGATGGTAATAGTTAACAGCGTCTAGAATTTCTTCACTAGAAACTTTATACTTTTTCATAAATGATTCTAACTTAGTTATAACTTTATTTTTAGGACTAAATGCTTTTTTATTTATTCCTTGTAAATTTTGTTTACTAAAT